GGAGCTCAGATTGATATAACTTCTATAAGTCCTAAAACTCAAGCTTCTATCTCAAATAGAATTCAGATTAACGAATATACTACCTTACCTAGCAACAATTTAAATCTAGTTTACGGTAATTCTAAATCTAAGATAAAATACCTTTTTGGATTTAATTTAAGAAACGACTTTACAAATCTAGAAGGAGTAACCAGACTGGTAAATAAACAGGGAAGCCCGGTTTTAGATTATACCTTTAAGACTAAAAATAGTTCTTTTACCCCTTCAGGAGTTTTAGTTCTAGAATACAAAAAGTCTAATCTACAGTTAAAAAATACAACTTTTATAATAAATCAAAGCACAGTTAACGATAGAATAACCTCAGGAACTCATTTTGATTATACCAAACAGGTTATAACAACAAGAACAACACCCAGAGTTCATAACCTATTTACAACACAGCTTTCAGGAAATTATAAATTTAAAAAAGTTAAATTAGGAACAACTTTAGGCTATTCAAGAACCTCTAGCGGAGAAAGAGAAAGAACTCAGTTTGTATATCTCTACGATACTGTTTACCGATTTAATAATATAGATAAATTAGACAATCATAAATTCTGGAGTACTAATATTGAATCTAGAATAAATACAGGAGTAACTTTAGATTGGAATAATACACAAGCCGGGTATTCCTTTATTTTAATTAACAACTCATTTGATTACTCTCAGCAATATTACGATTTAAGAAATTTAAACGAAACTACAGTAGATATACAGAATCCTAATACTGAAGGTGCATCTAAATTATGGATCAACGATCCTGCTTCTTTAGTTGAAGGTTACACCTATATTAATGCCGGTTATTTAAAAAAGGAATATTCTAAATCTAATCTTGATTTAGGTTATGGAGTTAGAGCAGAACACTCCATGCAGGTAGTATCCTATAAAGATCAACTTTCACCTATCTTTACTCAGAACGCTATTTTAAATAATTTAGATTTACTACCTTATATTAACCTAAAATATAAGACCGGATTACAAACCCAGTTAAAATTTACAACTTCAAGAACGACCATACGACCTCGATTCAGAGAAATGACTCCATTTCTATATACTGAGATCTTTGCCGGATCTAAAATACAAGGAAGCCCTGAATTAAAAAATTCTGGAGTTTATAATGCAGATCTAGGACTGGAATGGTATCCTAAAAAGAATGAAGTTATTGCTTTAACCTTATTTGGAAAGACTATCTACAATCCAATTGAAAGAATAAATGTAGCAACAGCATCTGGAAGATTGGAAACTTACCAAAACAGTGACCGTTCAGATGTCTTAGGTGTTGAATTAGAATTAAAGAAAAAATATAGAAAGATTAGTCTAGATTATAATTTATCTTTATTATGGTCTAAAATATCAATATCAGACGAAGGAAATAGTTCAGTAGTAGTAACTAACCTAGATAGACCATTACAAGGTTCTACACCAATTTTATCGAATTTAGATATCTTTTATAATATCAATAGAGGATTGGATATAGGAGCAACTTATAACTACACAGGTAGAAAATTATTTGCTGTAGGGGTATTTGGATTAGGAGATATTTATCAAACCCAACAACAGTGGTTAAACCTATTTTTAAGAAAGTCTAACAGGAAACATTCTTTCGGTTTAAGGGTTACTAATATACTAAACACTAAAAATCAGTTAACTCAAATGAGTGATAAAGGACAGGCTATAGTAGAGGATTTTAGAACAGGGAGAGGTATTGCTTTAAGCTATAAACGATTTTGGTAAATAAATTAGAGAGTAAAGATTACTAGATAGAAGACGGGCGGTATGTATTTACTGCCTATTTTCATTTAAAGAGAGGGAAATGCTGTGGAAGCAAGTGTAGACACTGCCCATATATCCCTAAATATAAAAAAGGAAATAATCAAATCTCAGGTTCTGCAGGCTATTTATGATTAATGGAACTCTAGTTCCGCCTACACTCATAACGTACGGACTCATGAAGAATCTAACTCAGATAACGCTTCTAACTCAAATCTTACTATTAGTAGCAATAATGATCGCATTGATAGTAGATCCATTAGACTTAGAAATAGCTCATAAGAAAGCAATACTTTTAGCTCTAGCGATTGCAATAGCAGGAGCAATAATTATAATCCTGGTTTTAGGAATAACCCTTGAAGATAAACATAACCGGGATAAATGGGAAGAAATACATCAGAAGACAAAAGCAGGCCTGGACCCAGAACAGGAAGAAAAGTAGTTAATGATGGAAATAGTTCTGATTTCGGCTTTGATAATAATAACACTCCTGGCAGTAGGAACTGGGCCAAGCACAGCTAAGAGAAATAAACTTAGAAGAAGAAGGTTGCAAATCTGTCGAAAGAAAAGAAAACTTAGACGCAAAAAACAACAATCTAAATAATTTCCTTAATATTTATAACTAAATCAAACTATACTTATGAAAAAGATTATTGCATGGGTTACCGGTCTTCTTAAAGACGAAAAAGGAACCCCGTCATCAAAAAGATTTATTGGCATCTTAGCAGGTATCTCATTATGTATTACCTTGTATGCAAATTCATTCTCAGAAGAGCATATTGCTCCTTCTCCTGTTCTAATTAACGCAGTTGCAGCACTTGCTTTCGGAGCTCTAGGATTGGCATCAGTAGACAAGATCTGGGGTAAGAAAGATCAAGAGAAGTAATTATGTTACTAAAGGTTGGCTCAAGAGGTGAGGACGTTAAAAAGCTACAGGAGAAATTAGGAACTCCTGCTGATGGTATCTTCGGTCCAGGTACTGAAAGACTAGTCAAAGAATGGCAAGCCGCTAATGGTTTGTCTGTTGATGGTTTGGTCGGTAATGCAACCTGGGGGAAGATGTTTGGTGATGAACCAACACCGGCTCCTATTAATATACCACCTTCAGAATTTAAATTAGATGCTTTAAAAGGACATATCCCTGATGCAGTTATTGCTCAAATACCTGATACGGCAGCTAAATTCAATATTACAAATCCTCTAAGATTGGCTCACTTCCTGGCACAATGTGCTCACGAATCTGGAAACTTTAGAGCTATTTCTGAAAATCTTAATTATTCATCTAAAGGCTTAAAAGCAGTATTCGGAAGATACTTCCCAGGTGACCTGGCTGAATCCTATGCTAGAAAACCTCAAAAGATTGCTTCTAGAGTTTATGGAAATAGAATGGGTAACGGAAATGAAGCTTCCGGAGAAGGTTATAAATTCAGAGGAAGAGGTTACATTCAATTAACAGGTAAGAATAATTATACTAAATTTGGACAGTTTATCGGAGAAGATACAATTGCTAATCCAGATCTAGTTTCTGAAAAATACCCATTAGCTTCTGCAGCATTCTTCTTTGATTCAAATAGTCTTTGGAGATATTGTGATGCCGGTGCTGATGAGGCTGCTGTTAAAACAGTAACTAAAAGAGTTAACGGTGGTTATAATGGATTAGAAGATAGATTAAAACATTTTAAAGAATATTATAACCTACTAAAATAATTTGACATGAAAACGACCTTGGCCGTAATTTTATCAACAACAACAATTCTAGCATTTCTTTGCAGTTACTTTTTAGAACTGACAATGGATAATGTAGAGCAGTACCTAGCAATTACGGCCTTGGTATTCATGGACGGTTTCTTCGGCATTATGGCCGGAATAAAAAGAGAAGGTTTTAAAACCTATAAAGCAATCAAAGTCTTAAAAACATTATTTTCATGGGCTATTATCTTAACAGTCCTTCTAATGATAGAAAAAGCTTTTACAGGAACAGGATGGTTATCTGAAACAGTAGTTATTCCATTTATAGTTTTTCAGCTAATCTCAGCTTTAAAGAATGCCTCAATGGCCGGTCTTATGAATCAAAAAGAATTGAATTCTATTTTAGATAGAATCGACAAACACAAAGGAGACAGAAAATGAAAGAATTATTAAAAACTATAACAGATACAAGAATGGTATACTTACTAATGTCTTTGGTACTTTTAACTGGGTATTTATTAGGATCTTGGGAAGTAGTGGTATTTGTAACATTTATGTTAAATGTAGGAGTATGGACAGGATTCTGCCCTAGTAAATGGTTTTTTACTAAATGCGGTTTTAAGAAAGCAGATTTATAAATGAAAGGAACATTGGGTCTATCACTTAACTCTAAAATATCTTTAGGAGTTGCATTAGTCATTATGATGACTTTTTTTGTGGTACAGACCTGTAT